TTGGTTGTCACTGTGGATGTGAGATCTGATCCGGTGTCAGCGGTGCCCCAATGCGCTGAAACGATATCACAGTTTGATAGATCGGAAGGGCCGAACGTATCACCGGATATCTTTTCCACCTTCACGCGTAATTTTACTCCGCTTGAAAAAAGACCAGACACCGTGACACGGTACGAAGAAGCGCCCGCATAAGCATTGTTGTTGCTGGTGAATGTGCCTTGCCCACCCAAGAAAAGATCAAACACAAGGGGGCTGGTCAGGGACGTCGCAGAGAACCCCGCGAACAACTTCATTGTTGCCTTTTTCTGGCCGTCAGTTGCTGTCGCAAAGATTGGGATATGCCCATCCTCCCACATGCCAGAACCGACGAGCGTTGCAGGGTCTGGATTGCGGATGTAACCACGCAGCGAACGAGCAATGCGGTATGTCGAGGCTTCACCCACCGCCCGCTGTGCGTTGCGATATGTGTCATCGTCAACGTCGATACAGAAACTCTGGGGGGCCGCATCAGTCAAAGCATCGTCTTTTGAGACAAGTGCAGAAGTCGTGTTTCCGAGCGTAACAAATCCTGTCCCACCAAACGAAACGGACGCGGGCCATTGCCGCAAGTGAACAATCCCGGTTTCCGTGCCCCCGCTTTCATAGTGTGCCCCGTGAGAACCAACCAAAACACATCCGTCGATGCTGATGATCGGAGTGATATTCCTATTTATATTCGTCACAGGGAAGTCGTTGACGACAAGCGGACCTTGCCCCGCCTCGTTAGAAGCCCGTGTATTCGTGATCGTAACCCCACGCATAGGCTCAGTGGTCAACCGCCCACCGACACCGTCGTCGTTTGTAAGGTAGACAATCGACCGACCAGCGGCGGCTGTTCCGGCAGGTATCAACATGCACTCGTCAATGGTCACGAAGCTGTTCGCGTAGATCATGTTCCCGCTTCCTGTACCCGAACCGATCCAGCACTTGTTGAAGTTTAGCTTGTCGAAGAAAACCCGCGTAATCTGGGTGACCCGATACCCAAAATAGCATTCATCAAACGTGCAAAGAGTGGAACGTGATCTGACGTAGCTATGGCTGTCGAGCACGAGATTGATACCATCAAACCAGCAGTTTTTGAAATTCCAGCGGGAACTATCAAGGTTAGTAGTGTTCGCAGATACCACCCCATCAAAGTTGATAAACTCGATACCCTCGACATTCAAATATCGGAGGTTGCCGTTTTCTGTTGTACTCCCGGCAGTGATAAAGGTGGATGTGCGAAGGTCGTCTAGATTGCCCCGAATAACAGGCTTACCCAAGGCCTTGATATTAAGATACCCAAGACTTGCAGCGGCAATCCCTTCGGGTATTACGTAGCTACCAGACGGGACCAAGATCGCAGGTGTGCCAGTGGAGAAGGGCAGTAAGTCGTCGCCCGTGTCTGTGTGGCGGAAAGACGTTCTGTTTCTTAGACAGGCATTCGCCGCACGCTGAAAAGCCAAACTGTCACTGTCCACCCCATTTGCGGGCGCACCGAATTGCTTGACGTTAAAGTCACCAGTAAACATTGGAATGGCATAAAATTTAACCCCAGCAGCGTTCTCAAAGTCTGCATTGCTGACGTCATCTCCAACAACTTCAAAATCAAATGAGCGAATTTTGGTCTTTGCCCCTTCTGGAAGATGCTCATACCCCCTTGTATCAGCCATTAATTCCACAAAACCCGAGTACCTTTTCCGCCTGCTGATCCACTGCCCGCCCACCCCGTTCACGACAAACGCGCTGGTTGGTAGGGTGCTCCCAAATTTGAATTCAAAGCCCTCACGCTCGCCGTTGAAACCATTCAGGAAAACGGCACTTTTGCCATCAACCGGATTTGGGTATTCGGCCATCTGCTCAAATGTAGCAAACTTTGGCTCGTCGAACTGAGCTGCTTCAATCGCACTTTTTTGAGCAGCGACAGCTGCATCCAAGGATGTCTGCGCGTTGTTGGCCGCATTCTTGATCTCTGCAGTGCTTGGACCAGGGATTAGCTTCAAGTCTGCATCGAACAAGACGGTTCGGCCAGACTTCAAGATGCCCGGCTCCAATGGCACCGTAGAGCGCAGCGAACGCCGGACTTCGCGCGCGGTGTCTTGGATCGCCTCAGTCATCCAGTCAAGCTGCGCGGCCAAACCGTTTTCCCGCGCGGACTGCCCAGCGAAGCCTTGTTCAATGTCCGTCTGACGCAAGATGTAAAGTGTGCCGCCATCATAGGCCGTTGCTGATGGTCCGGTCAGCACGATATTTCCCACGGTATTGCTGCTGAGCGGGTCGGTCAGGTACTCGCTGGGTTCAAGCGAGATCAGGCTTTCGTCGAGTTCGACAAAGGCGCGCAAGGCTCCTTGCGTGTAGGGGTTGTTGTAAGGATAGGGACCGACCCCGTTGATCGGGTAGCTTGGCGTGATTGCTAGTGCTTCGCGGCTCATGATCCACCTACTGCGTTGGAAAGGTTGGGAAGGCGGGATGGGGCGAGCGCGCCGCGATCCCAGAAGGTTTCGGTGCCGTAGTCTTTGGCCTTTTTGCGCATCTGCTTTTTCCAAAGAGTTTCAGCCTCGGGATCCAGAAAGGACTGGATCTGATCCGCGACCAGGCGATCGAAGGCGAGCCGCTGGTACCAGAGGCTGGATGCAACGGGCGTGTTGTATCGGATGAAGTTGGCGGCATCGCGGCCCAGCAGGCTATCTTTGCCTTCAGCAACGCGGCGGGCGTTGGACGCGACGGGCTGGATGACACTGCTGCCGAAGCCCACGACCGGCCCCGCGATCGTTTCTGCCAAGCCGCCACCAAAGCGGTTTGTCTCTGATGCAAGGAAGTCACCGAAAATGCTGAAGCCGCCGCCCTGCATCTGTGCTGCGCCCCAGAACTTCAGGGTGTTCATAGGCCGGGGATCATTGCCCTTGGACATTTCCTTGAGCTGGATGGCCAGCCCGCCCATAAGCAGCAAACCAGATCCCATTGTGGCAGCGTACTTGGCTTTAGCCAGCGGGGTCGGCAGGGTTATAAATCGACGATACTGGTTGATGAACAAAGACAAGCCGAACGATTTGTACATTGTGACAGACCGGGCTAGCTCACCCATGAAAGATCCAGGGGCATTATTGCCAATTGTGAGCGCACGCATTTCGACGTTGGCTGTCGGCACGGCAAATTCCAGCTGCTCTTCCATCGCCATCTGCAGGCGCATAGCCAGCCCTTCAGCCTCAGCTCGGGGCAGCGTCGTCTGATGCTCAAGCCAGTGCTGCGGCGTGATGAAGTTGGCATCGGTGGGCGCGACAAACTGGGTCTGCGCATCCCGCAGCAGATCCCAGTCATCAGGCTTGATGCCGCGCTGCTCAAACAGGTTGCGCAGGGGCGCATCGATGTCGGCGAAGGCGCGATCGGCATTATCGGCCAGAAAACCGGAGAACTCCATTTTGAAGGCCGTGCGGTTCATGTCGGTCCAGAACGACAGGCCAGAAGCGCGCATGACAAAATCAGACAGCCTGCCGGTGAATTCGCCTGAGATGACATCGCCTGTGTAGCGCGCGGCCGCCTGCCCTGTTCCAGCCAGGGTATCGGCGACATAACCCATGCGCGCTGCGGTTTCGCGAGTAGCGCTGCTGGACATCAGCTGGATCGACTTTGACAGCACGTTGGTCGGGCGCATCCCGACAGCGGCAGCCGCATGGCTGATTGTCACCAGATCCGTCGGCGTCGACAGGAGCGCGGACCCCAGCTGGATCGATGTCAGCGTGTTTCGCACACCCCCAAAAAATCGCGCCCAGCCTTCGCGTTCCGCAACACTGACGGATCCGTCGACATGGGCAAGCAGCGTGCGCGCGCTTTTCGCAGCGGCATCCGTCTTGTCGAGCATCTTGGCATCACCGGCGATCTCAAGCTTCTTACGTGCCACCTGACTGGCATATTCCAGCCCCATGCGCGGGTTCGGCCCCAGGACGCGCATCTGCGCCACTTCGCGGGCCATGCCATGCAAACCGCCGATCATCGCGCTGAACGGGTCGGACGTGCCGAATTCCTTGTTGTACTCCAACCAGGCATCCCCATCTTTGAAGTGCAGGACGCGATGTTCGGCGTGGCGGTTGTAAAGCGCCTTGCCCCCGACGGTTAGCGATGGTTCTCGGGTATCCCAGCCTCGCGTTGTGATGCCGTCGTAGACATCCTTCAGGAAAGCATCGGCGTCACCCTTGCGGGGCATTGCGCCAGCTGCTGCAAAGGGCTTGCCGGTTCTGAAGTCCGTGATGCGCGACCAGTCGAGCTTGGGGGCGACGGTTTGCGACCAGGCATCGAAACCTACCTTGCGGATCTGCGCGGTGTCGTGGCTGTGCGATACCCCAAAATCGTCCAGCTCGCCGATGTCGCCGCCATGCGCGTTGAACATCTGTCGCATGCGACGCTGCTGGTGCCGCACAGCATCGGCCATCACCTTGGCCCGTGGGTTGCCGCTATCCTGCATGTGCAGCTCGCGCATCAGGTCCCGGAGCATGACCTTGTCGCGGCTGTTGCCAAAGACGTTGCGGCCTGTGGTGCGCATGACGTCGTTCAGGCCGGCATTGACCGATCGCATCAACGCGTCGCTCAGCGCCTGGACATTCTCCCCCTTGAAGTCGAAGCCTTCCTGATGAGCTAAAAGGGCACGAACGGCGCGCAGCGGGTCAGCGGACGTCTCAACCAGGTTGCTGATCCGCTGCATCGATTGCAGCTGGTTCAGCACCTTATGTCTGCGCGACAGCCGGGCCTTTGAAGTTGCCTCTTTCAAATTTGCCGCGGCTGTCGCTTCAGCTTGGTGACGTGGCATCGCCTGTTCGTACCGCGCCACCAGCTGATCGTATTCGGACTGGATCGCGCGGCCGCGCGTCGTGTCCAATTCTTTGGCATCCATCGCCCGTTGGATGCAGTCGTGCAGGTTCGCCATTAGCGTGCCCCCCCAAGTGTGCAGGCATCGATGACGGCTTGCGCCGTTTCATCAGCGTCCAGATCTTCTAGAAAATCGCGCAAGGTGATGACCTCGCCTCCCTCGATCGCGAATTCCATGTCGTCGGCGACGTCACCCAGGGCGGATGAATTGGCGCGGATTGCCGCTCGTTGCGCTTCAACCAGCTGGTCGAAGGCGAGATCGTCAGCAGCCTGCGCCTCTGGCGATGCAGCACCTTTGGCAAACGCCTCGGCCGGTATCACTTCAGCATCGACCTGTGGCGGCACCGGGTCTGCCATCCTGGCCATGCCAGTTTCCACCAGGTCGCCAAAAGCCTGTTTGTCGATCGCCTTCAGCACATCCAGCGGGCCGGGCTGTTCAAACAGGGCATCGCCCGTGCGACCGGCCTTGCGCGCCTCGTCCACGTAGCGCTTCAGGAAGGCGCTGATCTTGGCTGCAGGAGCCTGCTTGCCGCCCGGCATGAGGTGACGCACCAGCGCCTGCGTCAGCGGAGCTACAGCGCCATCAAGCAGATCGATGTCGTCCAGCATCTCTGCTACCACCTTGGCGGCTGTGCTGCCTTCTTTCGCCGCCAGATCCCGCGCCGACATGATCAGGCGGGCCGCGTCCAGAATGAACGGCGTGATGTCCATTTCCGGACGCACGTTTCCAGCTTCGATTTCGGCGCGCAGCAGCGCAATGTCGGGGGCCGCTTCGGACATGGCATCCAGCAGGCTGCGCAATTCGCCTGGCTCAGTTTCGACATAGCGGGCGAGAATGTCAGGCGCATCGAACGCACGGGCAAAAACAGCATCATTCAGCTGACGGACGCCGTCGATCGACAGTGCGCCATCCTTGTCAAAAAATGCATTGCGTTCAGATCTTGGAAAGGATCCGGAAAACGCCCTGGCAAAGTCACGGTTTTCAGCTGAGCTGAATTTGCGGCCGGGCACATAGCGGGCCATCAGATCCGCTGTCAGCGCGCGCTGGCCTACCTGGGCCCGCTCCGTGGCGTTCATGCGCGCAACGCCGCTGTCCTGGGCTTCGACCGCCATCTGGCGGCGTACGGCGCTGGACAGGTCCGTCTGGCGGCGGGCGATCAGCACAGGTTCCGTGATGCCTTCAGGGATCGGCTGGCCCGTCGTCTGCTCGATCTGCTGGCGATAGGCAGCTGCGCGATCCGGATTTTCCGCATAGGCCCGGCCGATTGCCCGCGCACGCCCGTTGCCGCTTTCGATCATGTTGTCGGGCCCCACGATGGGTGTGCCACGATCTGCCGTCGGACTGGGCATCAACAGCGCAGGATCCAGTCGTGCAGCGGTGTCAGCCACCCAGGCATCCGACGCAGCCCGCGCACGGTCACGCGGCTGCAGATCCCCAGCCGCCTGGCGAAGACTGGACAGATCAACAACCTGGTACTCAACATCGATGCGCAGATTGTCCCCAACGGACACCTGCCCGGTGCCCGTATAGCCCCGACTTGTGTAGCCGGTGAATTCCGGTGCCGGCGCATCGCCAGTCGCCATGCGCGGCGGTTGGCTGCGCGGTCCGCGATACCCTTCCCAAGCGCCCGTGCCTTGGCGCCGGTAGATCCACATGCCCAGCTGATCCTGGAGCTCTTCGCTCATGACCTCCTTGCCGGACAGGCCAAGGCCTTTTTTGGCCGCTTTCAATGTCGTGCCGACAATCTGATAGGCACCCATTGGTGTGGCGACACGCCCGATCTGCCCCTTGACCCACTGACCGTATTCACCATTGACGTTGGAAAATGCGATTGCATCATCAACAGTCATTTCCGTGAGCTTCACACTTGCAAATCGCCCGCCTGATCTGTTCTGATAGCCAAACAGCGCGTTATAATCACCGCCGCTTTCCCCAACAAAAATGCCGTTTTTGATCGCTTCCCAATTGGGCGGCGCGGGTTGCGCCCAAGGTGCGGCTGTGGTTGGCCGTGCACCGGCGTCCAGATCTTGCCCGGCACTCAGTCGTTCGTATTCTTGATTGACTGCGTCCAGGTCAGCCGCCTGCTCTGCCATGCCCGCCTCTTTGGCCGCTTCACGGCGCATCGCTCCGTAGGACAGCATGCGCGCTGCCCCGCCGATGCCAAGGGCAAAGCCACCGCCCAGGCCCGCGCCAAGTGCAATGCGGGCAACCGGGTTGGGATCCTCGATCCCCAGTTCTTCAGCAACGCGATATTCACGCGGCAGCAACAAGGCCTCACTCGCGCCGCCCAGAACCGCTTCAGACAGGGTCAAGCGCATCAGGCTGCCTGAACCAAGTCCCAAGGGCAGCATTGCCAGGCTTAGCGGGTCTGTCATCGCCCTTGCGCTGGCACCGGCGAAGCCCGCAACGCCGCCACCATCGATTGCCAGAAGATCTTGCGCTTCCTGCAATTCCGTCTGCCGACGCTTCAGGGTGCGTTCTTCGAGCTCGTCAGGATTGGTAGGCAGATCGACCCAATCGTTCGGGGCCTCATCTCGGGCTTTCTGCGCCTCTTCAAACAAAATGGCATCCGCTGCGTCGGTATCGATCGCAAACGGCTGTTCCCCCGCGGCCAGTCGCTGCTTGGCCTCGCTTGGCAGACTGTCGAAAATCTCGCGCTTGTAGCCCAGCTTGACCCGGGAACCATATCCCCAGGTATCCGTCCGCACAGTTTCCTCTTTCCAAGCGGCGGAGAACTTTTCGCCGAAAGACAGTTCCGGCGTCGCGGCCGTGACGCCCTCGGGGTTTTGTGGTTCTTCGACCAGGATCGTCATTGTGACGCCCCGCTGATCAGTTTCTGCAGGTCAAGCTTGAACACGCTGCCATTCTGGCCTGCCAGATATGTTGGGCGTCCGTTTCGCGTGCGCTGCAGCACATAAACTGGCGAATGGTCGCCCTCCGGCCAGAACGGGACAAGCTCGGTTTCTTGCCAGATGTCTGCAGGGTCACTGCCTTCAAAGTCGGGCAGATCCCCGGCGATCGATGCCGCTTGAAGGCGTTTCATGTCAGCATTGCGCAGATCTGTTTCGACGGTGCCGATGACGGTTTCGACATCTTCAGCAGCGACGCCGGGGGGCAGCGGCAGAAGATAGCCTTTGCCCATCCACGAAGTGTCAATCCGCTGAATACCGCCAACAGTCAGATCGTTGTTGCGGCCTTGGGTGGCCCCCAGAACAAGGTTTACCGACCGTTGAAACGCGTCACCGTCCATGTCCGCTGGATCCGCTGTCGGATTGGTTTCGGCGTAGTGGGCAATTGCAGCACCGATCACGGCTTCTGTCATCCCAGGCAGATCGCGGAAGTTGTTTTCCGTCTGCGTGTGGAATTGCTCGATCGCTTGCGACCGTGAAGGCGTGATGACAGTTTTCTGATCAAGTTTCGTCTGCCCGGCAAGGATCTCGCGTGCCGTCTTGTCTGGCAGGCCTTTGGCCACCAACGATGTGACCCAGCCGAAAACAGGATCTTCATTCAGCCGCTGTGCTTCGGTCCGTGCGGCAACGCCAAAGCCGATCGCCAGCGATTTAGCTAGGGCAAGGCGCTCGGACACCGGCTGATCAGAATTTGCACGGGTCTCGATCTGGGCGCGCTCATCGTCAGAAAACGCGACGGGCCGCTTTACATAGCCATCCGCCACGCGCTCTTCTGCAACCTGCTGGCGGTCGCGCAAAGCCTTGCCGAAAACCTCCGGGTTGGCCGGGTCGAAGTCGGGCAGATCTGGCACGTAGAGGCCAACCTCTTGCGCATAGGCAACCTGGTCTTTTTCCCAGGCCTGCTCTGCCGTATCCTTCAGGTCGCGCAGAACCTTGACCCGTTCGACCTGATACTTGTGCTTGACCGGGCGCGCTTCTTCGCCCGCGATCATCGCATCAATCTCTGCCGGGGTCATCTGGGCCAGGCGCGGCTGTTCATTTGACAGGGAAAGCGCGGCCATCGTTTCGGGATAGTCGGGCGATGCCTTGGCTTCTTCGCTTGCCAGCCATGCCTCATCAACGGACTTCATGCCCCCTGCACGCACGTCCCGGATGCTTTGCAACCTTTCGGAAACCACCTTTGCCTGGGCTTTCGCGGTCTTCTCAGCTTCGGTCTGGGCAGCAGCTGCCGCGCGATCGATATTGCCTTGAGCCTGGACGCGGTACCGCGCCTGGATATCTGCAGGCAAACCACCAAAATCACCATTTTCGCTGGCTGCCAGAAACGCTTCGGGATTGGTCGACACCATGTCGATCGCCCGGGCGTTATCGACATTCTCGGTCAGGCCGATTTTCCGGCGCTCGCCTTCCGCTGCATCGATGACGCCTTGCGCGACCATGTCATCGATCTTGTCATAGCCCTGCCCTAGCAGCGTTGCGCGCATCTCCGGATCGCTGACAGCGCCTTGCTGCGTCGCAACCTGTGAATATCTGATGAAATCAGCTTCACGCTGCGACTGGCGGGCCGCCAATGTCTGCTTGCCCAGCGAAAACGTGTTGCGGCTGTTCAGCTCATCGAACGTGAGCCCGAACCGCTCTTCGTTCTTTTTGCTGACACGGGGCCGGCCATCATCGGTCTGGCCGGTCATATACGAGTTCTTCAGGCCTTCGACACCCTGCTGCCAGGCATAGTCAGCAGCGTCCGGATCACCGATCTGCGATACCTGCAAGCGCAGATCGTTCATGTCAGCGGTCAGATCGGTTTGGAACCGCTGCGCTTCACGCGACAGATAGTCAGTTTCCACTGCGGTGCCGATTTGCTGCGCTACTTCCCCAAACCGGGCAACAATGTCGCCGGTCTGGGATGCTTCGAACCGAACCTGTGCGGCGCGGCCGGCATCACTGCCAGCTTTGGGGACCGTGAGCGTCATGCGCCCAACGCCGGCCACATGTCGGGCGCTCTGGTCAGGAAACTACTGGCTGCAGAAAAGCCACCCTTCAGAAGGGCACTTTTGCCGCGCGATGATGTGATCAGCTGTTCGCCGGTCAACTCCGCCTGGCGCGCCTCTCCGCCACTCCGGATAGATTGAGAATTAAAGGCCATTTCCTGCGCAGCGGTCTGCCCCAGAAGAACGGCTGTGGGGCTGTTCAGATTTACGCCCCGGCCCGCAATTTCGGCTGACTGCTGCGAGATCGCGGATGCAAAGCGCAGCCTTTCACGTTGATCCTTGACCGCTGTCAGCTGCGCTTCCGTTTTTTTCTGCTGCTCGATCAACGCCACATTCCGCTTCGCAGCCCTATTGGCTGAAACGCCTTGATAAAGGCTGCCGCCGATCGCCAGAAGCGTCCCCAGATTTGCAAGGCCAGCCCCGGCCGTTGCCGCCGTCGCCGTTGCCCCGGCAGCAGTGGCACCTGCACCGGAAAATGCTGTGAGAAGCGCTGTTGTGAAAAATTCACACATCAGGCGTTTGCCTCCTCGATGTTCGGGATAATCGCACCGATCGTCATCGGCGCACCGCCATCGGGCGTAAAGCGCAGCGACACTTCGTCTGCATACCCTGACGACATGTCCAGCTTGCGTGTTCCGTCGTAAGCCTCAACGATATCGGATGCGATCTGCTTCGGGATCAGATCTTGCGCCAGGCTGTATCTAGCGGGCTGTTTGAAGTTACGTTCGACAGACTGCACTTTGCCGGCCGCCGTTTTCAGCAGCACGATACCGGATCCTGCATGGAGCCGCTTTTTCCGGCCGATCGAGGATCCATCGCGTGCAGGTGCGGGAATATCCAGCAGTTCGCCTTCGTGGGTTTCGTCGAACAGACCGATCGCCGCTGTCGATACCGGCACTTCAAGCGTCACGTTGCCGGATGCTGGCACCACATACGGGCCGTATTGACCCAGATCGGTCCACGCATAGACTGTTTGGCCAACCAGGTGCGGCACAGAAAACGTGTCTGTTGCGGTTTCCGGTTGAAACCGGCTGGCCGCAAAGAAATGAATTGCATCGCTGATCGGCTGCTCACCAGCGATAATTCCAAACACCACTGCCTGTTCTTCGATCATCCGCACGGTCTCGCCATCGATGACACGGCGAACGACCATCGTCAGAATGTCGTTTTTGCTGTCTGCGCTGGTCGAAACCGACAAGGCCTCAACAAAGCCACCGGCGACCGAACACCGCGCCCAGCCAAGCACCTGTTCATCCGGGTCGTATAGCATGACGACCAGGTCACCATTGCCACGGCGGATCCACGCAAGGCGCTGTGGTGCAGATTGCCAGGCCAATTCCTCAAACCCGGGCGCGCCAAGATGCTGGGATGGCAAGGACAGCTCGACCGGCTTGCCGCCGTCTTCTTCGAAGCTAAAACGGATTTCTTCGATGCGAGTGCCGTCCTTGGTGACAAAGACCGGATAGCCATAAGGATTGATCGGGCGGATTGGGCGCGAACCATCGGTCGCTTCCACAGACGTATCAAAGGTTGTCGGCCCGATGCGTTGGCCACTGGCGTTGGAAAACCCCCGGATCACTTCGCCCAAGGCACCGATAAAGATGCCCCGGCGCGCCCGGCGCAGCCATGTGCCGGAATTCTGGCTATCACTGCCAGAGATGGTATAAGCGAAAGAGCCATCCGCTTCGACGCTAGGTTCAAAATCCTGAAAATCGCCAAGCGTCGATGCCCAGACCCCGCGTGGGTCGGTCCGGGTAAATGCCGCGAACAAACTTTGATCGAAAATCTCGATGCTTTTGGGGTAGCCGTAGATTTCCGACCAAGCCCCTTCGGACCAGCGGTAGGTCGGCTGATCGATGACGGGGCTCGGGATTTCGCTCAAGACGTCTGCTGTCGCGGCGGTACCGCTCTCCACAGTCTTGATCCGGACCACGCCGACGAGGTCGCTGACAAAGCGCCACCGGGTGCCTTGCTCTTTGTTTAGCAATTGCTCGCCCTGCAGGTGGATGGGTGGGTTTACGCCAGTATTGTTGCCACCTGTCAGCTCATAGATGTTGTCGGCATAGCGCATCTTTTCGCCAACCGAAATTGGGGTGTTCCCCGTCCACAACGCGATGTCCTTTAGATCAGTAGGCTGCAGACGAAACAAAGTGCCGACGTGATCCGATGTGAAAATACCGACATTTGAGCTAAGATCGATCGTTCCCGTCGCAGGCGTCGTGTAGAGATAAAGCCAATATGCGGTGTGTTCTTCATCGACGCCAGCAATCCAGGTATAGCCTTCTTCGCCCGTCTCATGGGTTGGGGGCGTTGGGCCGCATGATCCGTTCGTTCTGCCAAAATCACGGCCTTTGAATTCGTAAACGCGCTGGCCACGCTTGCGAAGATCACCGACCGTCAGGCTTTCATCAGCTGACCAGATCTTAAGCGCGCCGTATACACCGGAACACTGGATCGTTTTCTCTTCGTCCAGGTTCTGAATTCGAAATGGCCCAGCGTCGAGCTGCAGTGGCGCGATGGTCCAATCATCCAGCGCAAAACGCGACAGCTTCTGAATTGGTTGTGTTCCGTCGCAGATGTAGATCACGTCGGCCGACTGGACCCACTGCAGATTGTCCAGGTCGGCTTCATCGTACGGCGTGACCAACTCGAACGGGGATCCTTCGCTTTCGATCAGCGATCCATAGCGCCAGACGCGCATGCGGAGCGCGGTAAACTCAAGGGTCAGCGCGTCATTCTCAGCGAATTCAAAGTCGATCAGCCGGGCCTTGGCATTGTTGCGGGTGGAACCGCGAAAGATCGTGCCAGGCGCACGCGTAAAGCCGCCCTGCCGCAAGGGGATATACCCATTCATCTTGCGCACACCCGTCTGGTTGCGCTGATAATCCGGCCGCGACCAAAGCAGGGGCGAGATTTCACCGCTGGAAAATGAGTATTGCGGTGTGCGGGATTTGGTCATCGTGTCGCCTCGGCAACCCAGTCGCCGTGATCTGACTGGCCATCCCAGCTGGCAGCGCTTGCCGATACGGCGTCGTTATCGATGACCATCCGCAAAGCGTTTGCACCGTCCGACACAAGATCCGCGCGCTTCGTGCGGGATCCGACAAACTTCGGGGCCAGAAGGTTTGCGAGCTGATAGCTGACGGCGGTTTGAAACGTTGCGGGAAGGCGCGTCTCGTTTGTGATCAATCTGGTGTAGCGGATGCTGATCCCGCCGTTCGTGTCAGCCAGCAGATAGATGCCGTCGATCCGCCATTTGACATTCTCGGTCGTGACGCTGCGCAGCTTCAAAAGATCATTTGGCAGCGCGTAGTGGTACGGCATTTCGGGATCTGCGCGCTCACCCTCGGGCGTGTTCGCCAGCGTCAATTGCGCAAAGCGCCTGGCAAAGCTGAAGTCTTCCTGCTCAAGGCACATGTTCAGCGCGATCGGATACTGTTCGTTGGCATCGCTGGCCATCTCGGAACCGTCTGCCAGCGAACTGGGGGGCGTCACTTCCATGAAGCGAAACGCCTGCCGCACAATGTTTGCTGTCGCGATGGGTGTGGCCATGGGTGCCTCTTTGGGAAACGGGCGGGGCGATCCAAACCGCCCCGCCGGATATCACGCGGGCCGGATCAGGCCGTGATGTAGTGGATCTGGAACGGCATGCTGCCAGCGGCGGCGGCGTTGGCTTCGGCGTGTTTCCACAAACCGATATTGCCGCCAGGATCTTTCGCAAGACCCAGCACCTCCCACAGGCGCTTGCCGTGGTTGGCGTCCCCCTTTGCGATGGGGCTGTGCAGGGCACCGGCAGATTTGGCGACATCGACCAGCGCGTCGGTATCGGTTTCGGTGCCGATCACGATTTGTGCAAAGCCGTCAGCTGCAACGTCAAAGAACGTGTCGAAGTGCAGGATGCAGCTGGAGGGCAGATCGACCA